AGTGGTGAACGCGCAACTATTCCCTAGTTTGTAACCTGTTGAAATGATTGATTAAAATAGGGGCTAAAACGCCAATGATCTCCGCTGGTTATAACCCTGTGATAGTATAATAATTAAGCACCTTTAGCGTATTAAATAATCAGCCCGCAAAATAATTTGTTTAATATTATTTAATCTGCTAGTGATAATAGATGGCTACACCTAATACAACCGAATCTAAGGGCCCACGCAACCGGGGATTAAGAAGGCCAATGTCATCTAATGACCTCCGGGCACTGGAAGTCAATGCGGCTCAACTTGCTATAATCCTTGGGGTATCACAAACCAAGGTAGTTGACCTTGAAGATAAAGGCGTTTTCCGGGCGGACCCCGCAACCGATAAATATATTGTCGCGGTGTGCGTACCCAAATGGGGGAGGCATCTAAAAAACCTAACTAAAAAAGCCAAGGGCGAAGATACCGGATATGAAGGTGCGCGAGCAAAAAAGATGCGAGCCGCCGCCGAGCTTGAAGAAATTTCACTAGCAGAGAAAAAAGGCGAACTGGTCAGTATTGATGAAATAACTGATATCGTAAAAACTGAGTATGAGATTGTAAGGCAGAGGCTTTTCGGAATACCAACCAAAGTAGCACTTGATGTTTTCTCTTGCCAGAATGCAGATGAAGTTCATGAAGTTTTGCTGCGTGCATTGAATGAGGCATTAGATGAACTCAAGTATGACGTTGAAGCAACGGCTCATGGAAGCAAGACAAAAGATTCTAAAGCCGAGCCCGAAGCTGACCCTAGTCGAGTGGGCGGACACCCACAGGTATTTATCTAAGGAAGCATCGGCAGAATCAGGGCGATGGCGTACAAGCCGAGTGGAAGTAGCACGCGGCCCCATGGAAGCAATCACCGACCCCTCAGTAAAAGAAGTAACCGTGATGGCTTCGACCCAGCTTTTGAAAGCTCTGGATGTTAACACAGAGATTCCGACTACCCGCGGTTTTGTTAAGGTGATAGATCTTAAAAAAGGTGACACGCTTTTTGATGAGCAAGGTAACCGTTGCAATCTAGTAGGCAAGAGCGATGTCGAAGTTAACAAAGCTGCAGAAGTTCACTTCTCGGATGGCTCTTCGGTTGTGTGCGACTACGGGCACAGATGGACAGTGCTCGACTACACTTCCAGGAAACCTGAGCAAGTTACGCTTACCACTGAAGAGATGGTGGGTAACTTAAAGATGCACCAAAATCGAAATCGCTACTCCGTGCCGTTAGCTAAACCGGTGCCGTATGAAGAAAAACCTCTACTCATTGACCCATACGTATTGGGCGTGTGGCTTGCAGACGGGCATAAATATTCTGCCAACGTATGCTTGAACCGAGAAGACTCTTATTGCGTACGAGAGAGATTCGAGCGCGCAGGGTATTCCGTAGTAGTTAAACTCGAAGAACAGAATAAAATAGAAGGCAAGATATGCTACGAAGGCAACACCATCTTCCCGATGTTAAGAGCGCTTGGTGTGATAAGCACTGCCGCAAATAAGAAGCCAAGGATAATCCCTACTGAGTACCTGCACGCATCCGCGGAACAAAGATTGAGTCTATTGCAAGGCATCCTCGATGGTGACGGGACGATAGCCAAAAACCGATGCACAATCACGATGAAATATAAATGCTTTGCAGATCAAGTGGCAGAGCTAGTTTGCTCGTTAGGTATGAAAGCCACCTCAAAGCCGCATAAGGTTTTATACGATGGTGAATATAGGACTTACTGGTCTATTAGTTTTACAACCTACCCTGATGAAAATGCTTTTTCTTTGCCGAGAAAAAAAGCCGAGCAGCTTGTTAACACAAGGCGCAGCGAGACTTCGCAAAGACGGATAGTTAAGATTGAGGATGTAGAAGCGAGGCCAGTCCAGTGCCTCATGGTAGATAGCCCTTCTCACTTGTTTCTTTGCACCAGAAATTACATACCCACGCATAACACAGAGCTGGTTTTAAATGTAGTCGGTTACTTTGTTCACCAAGACCCAAGCCCCATATTAGTAGTACAGCCAACCGTTGATCTTGCAGAGACATGGAGCAAAGACAGGCTTGACCCCATGCTTCGAGACTCACCTGCGCTTCGCGGTATAGTCGCGGAGAAAAAAAGAGATTCTGGAAATAAAATTTTACATAAGCAATTCTCCGGCGGTCACATAACTATGGTCGGCGCGAATTCGCCCTCCTCTTTAGCGATGCGCCCAATTAGAATTGTACTCTTTGATGAAACTGACAAGTACCCCATGTCCGCAGGTAAAGAGGGCGACCCGATAATGCTCGCAACCGAGAGGACGGCTACTTTCTGGAATAGAAAATCAGTAAAAGTTTGCTCCCCCACTATCGAAGGCACTTCAAGAATAGAGCAATCATACCTTGAATCCGATCAAAGGGTTTTTGAAGTACCTTGTCATAAATGCGGGGCAAGGCAAGAAATGCAATGGGAGCAAGTTAAGTGGACTTTAGGAAAGCCAGAAACGGCCCGCTACCACTGCTTGCAATGCGACACCCCGTGGGAGGAGCGCGACCGCCTTCGCGCAATTCAGCAAGGCGAATACAGAGCTACTGCGCCTTTTAATGGGCATGCAGGTTTTCGCGTTTCAAAATTAGTAAGCCCGTGGGAGCCAATAACTGTACTCGCTGAAAAATATGAAAAAGCAAAAGACAAACCCGAGCAGTTAAAAACTTTTATTAACACGCAGCTTGCTCGCACCTATAAAGAGCTTGCCGAAGTGCCGGATTGGAAAGCGCTTTACAATAGAAGGGAAACCTACTCTACAAATGTACTCCCAGAGGGGACGGTTTTTGTAACTGCGGGTGTAGATATTCAGCAAGATAGGGCGGAAGTAGAAATTGTAGCGTGGGGGCTTAATAAAGTTTCATGGTCAATTGACTACCGCGTTATTTCGGGAGGGCCACAAGATGAATCAATGTGGGCTAAAGTAAAAGAGCTTTGCTATGAGAGTTTTGAAATGGAAGGCACAAGCTTAAGAAGAGGCATTGATAAAATCGGAGTAGATAGTGGTTACGCCTCGCAAGATGTTTACTACTTCACTTCTAGGATGGATAAAAAGAAAGTAATTTGTACAAAAGGTAGCGATACCTACGACGCAGTTATTGCCGCGCCATCCCCCGTAGATTTAAAACGTAATGGAAAAGTAAAAAAGCGGGGGCACAGTATAAGAAAAATTGGGAGCTCCTATTTAAAACTTGAGCTTTACGGTTGGCTTAAGCAGCAACCCGCACAGGAGGGGGAGCTTGATGCGTATGGATACTGTCATTTTCCCCAGTATGGAGATGATTACTTTAAAATGCTAACCGCAGAAGAATTGCAAAATAAAATAGTGAATGGATATGTAAAAAGAGTGTGGCACAAGACAAGGGAGCGCAACGAAGCCCTTGACTGCCGCGCCATTGCGCGGGCTATGGCTTCAGTGTGTGGCATAGATAGGATGAAAGACGTACAATTAAAACAAGCTGCAAATACGGTAGGAGTGGTCTCACAGGCGAAATCGGCACCCGCCCCAAAAGATACTAGCGCCGCGCCGGAAAAGTCTGATACAAATAAGCAAAACCAAAGTGCCCAAACAATTCAGCGCCGAGAATCGAGTTTTTTCTAAATGAGTGGATACACAATCGACATGCTCAATGCAATTAAGGCTGCATACGCGGAAGGTACTAAAGTTTTTAGGTACCAAGATAAGTGGCTTGAGTATAGAAGCCTTGATGAAATGCAGCGCATAATTAAAAAACTAGAACGTGAGCTCGGAGTCACGCCGACAAACAAAAGCTCAAGAGTTTTTGCCACTTTTAATGACGGAAATTAATTTTTATGAATATTCTTGATAAAGCTATTGGATTTTTCGACCCGCAAGCCGCATTAGGACGCGCAAGAGCAAGAACAAGGTTAAAGCGCGCATATTCGGGCGCTACTAAAGGCAGACGCGGTGACAATTGGAGGGATTCAAACTTATCCGCTAACGCAGAAATCTCCATGGCTTTGCCGATTTTGCAATCAAGATCAAGAGAATTAGTAAGAAATAATGCGTATGCTGCGCGTGCCATGCAGGTTATTCAGGCAAACGTAGTGGGAAAAGGCATTCGCCCCGCTATTGTTCATAAAAATTCAGCAGTAGAAGCAAAAGTGCGCAAAGCATGGCAAGAATGGGGTGAAACCGTCCAATGCGATATGGATGACACCGCTAACGTGTACGGTTTGCAATCTTTAGCGATGCGGGCGCAAGCCGAATCGGGCGAAGTATTTATTCGCAAGAGGTTTGTCAAAGATGGCGAAAACCTAGTGCTAAAGCTGCAAATGCTAGAGTCTGATTTTTTAGTAACTGAGCAAAACTCTGCCGTGGTGCAAGGAAAGCAAAACAAAGGCAATAAAATTGTTCAAGGTATTGAGTATTCAAAAAAAGGTAAGATAATAGCCTACCATTTTTTCAAAGAGCACCCGGCTAACTTGGGACTTGGAATAAACTGGGATTACAATATTGCCACAGTGCGCGTACCTGCCGAAGAGGTCATACATTTATATAAAGCTGACAGGCCAAAGCAAAACCGAGGTACCCCCTGGTTAACCCCCGTAATGCAGCGGCTAAAAGATTTTGACGATTATGAGCAAGCGCAGCTTATGAGACAAAAAATATCCGCTTGCTTCATGGCTTTTGTTACCGACCCCGATGGCGACTTAGATAGCGAGCAGCAAAAAAAGATATTATCCAAGCTAGAACCCGCGACAATAGAGATTTTGCCCGCCGGTAGGCACATTGAGCTAGCTGACCCGCCTCAAGTAAATGAAAACTACGCCGACTACACGAGAGTAATGCTGCAAGCGGTAGCTACTGGTGTTGGTATTTCTTATGAAGCTATGACGGGAAACCTAAAAGACATAAATTTCTCATCCTCGCGTATGGGCTGGCTTGAGTTTCAAAGAAATATAGATCAATGGAGATCAAATGCTAACACCCAAATGAATTCAAAAATCATGGGTTGGTTTTTGGAGTGGCAATTTTTGCTCGGTGTCGACACTACGGAAATTGAACATACTTGGACCTCCCCAAGACGCGAAATGATCGACCCGGCTAAAGAGGTGCCATCGCTTATAGCCGCTGTTGGGGCTGGGTTTAAGTCAGTTTCAGAAGTGGTAAGGGAGAGCGGAAAAAACCCCGAAGAGCACTTCGCGGAGATCAAAGCAGAGAGGGAGATGTTTGACAAAATGGGGTTAACATTCCAAACTGGAAAGACACCGGAAGATCTCATTGGTAAAAAACCAGTTGCCGTAAATAAAAAAAGTGATACAGTTTCCAAAAGTAATCCAAAATAAAAATCAAACTCCTAGGTAACTATGATTAAGAAAAGAGTTAAACTTGGTACGCAATTAAGGTCATTGACCCCACTAAGCTTTGATAAAGCTACGCGCACCCTAGAAGTAACCTTCGCCACTGAAACTCTGGTTAAAAGATATGACTGGAATAAGGGCTATTACTTAGAAAAGCTTCGCATTACTAAAGATAGTGTGAGGCTTTCGCGCTTTCAAAAAGGCGCTTCTGTACTTTCCAATCATGACCGCTACTCATTGGGTTCTGTTATTGGTGCTATCCAAAGTGTGCGCATCGAGGGAAATACTGGAATAGCTGTTATTAAATTCTCAAGAAAAAAATCTGTAGCAGAAATTCTTGTAGATATCGAAGATGGGATACTCAGACATTTTTCTGTCGGATACAATATTAATAAGCTTGTAGAGCTTAAAGCAAAAGACAAAACTACAGGTTTACGCATCATGGAAGCTACCGATTGGGAGCCTGTCGAGTTAAGTCTTGTCACAATCCCAGCCGATGAAAACGCACAGGCGCGAAGCGCAGATGAAAAAGAACTTCACGAGTGCGAAGTATCCTTGAGGTCTGAAGAAACTCCTAGTGAAGAAACTCCTAGTGAAGAAACTCCTAGTGAAGAAACTCCTAGTGAAGAAACTCCTAGTGAAGAA